TGGCGTTTCAGCTTGAACGTTCTCCTCCTTGCGAAGAGACTTAAGAAGATCTTGGTTCTTGCTCTCGCCTAAGCCCGCGTCGTAGAGTTGAGCGAGTAAAAGGTCAGCGTCATATCCTTGCTTCTTAAGCGCAAGGTATATTGCCTCTACTGGAACCCATTCTTCACCACTATTAAAATCAAGAGCTCCAACACCTAGACCGACAGGTTTAACTGCTGGCTTCTTTTTCTTAGGGCCAGGCTTTCCTGGTTTCTTTGCAACAGGATCGCCATTGTCATCAACTTCTTCGTCGTCGCCATCATCCTCAAGAAGATCTAGCGCGTAGTCTTTTTTACCAACGACGCCCTGGATAAATCCATCAACAAGTGCATCGGTTCCAAACTTGTTTGCAATGACTTCTGGGTCATCTGAAAAGTCGGAGCTCATCTCATCGTCAACGCGGCCTTCAGGTTCAAAGCTTTCTGGACTCTGTAACTTCCACGCACCTTCAGGAGGCGTAAGTTTTGAGACAACAGATTCTTCAGGTGTACTAACAACTTCTGGTTCTGGCGCTGCAGGAGCTTCTGGAAGTTCTGCGATAGGTTCTTCATCTCCTGGACGAGGAATAGGAAAGGTTTCCTTAAACCAAGGATCCTCCGGGTTGTGCTGTAAACTCTTAGAGTCACCAACCCACTCAACAATACGAGGAATCTGTGCTTCTGCTTCTTCCCAGGTGTCGTATCCTTCAAAGTTTCCGTCCTTGTTAAACCACTGCGCGCGGTGGCCAAAAAGAATTTTACCTTTATCGTCAATATGAGCGATGATGTCTACTTGATTTTTTCCATCTGCACTTGGCACAAGCTTTTGGAATTCGTTGATGTCAGGTATACCATCTGTCCTAAACTTGCTAACTCCAAATTCCCAGCCTTCTGGAATATCACGGCCTGCAATGTCCTTACCCTGCTCAAGCATTTCTTCAAACTTATCAATGGCTTCGTTCTGTTTCCTTGCTAGCTCTTCTTGCTCTGCCTTCTTCGCTGCCTTCTTCGCTGCGTCTTCCTTAAGGAAAGCCTTTGCAGAAGGATTTAAGTTATCGTAAGGATCAACCTCAGAACCAGGAAGTACATCTGCATTTTGTGGTGCAGACATGATGCGCTTAAACTTGTCGTAATCCTCTTCGTCTGCGTTAGCAAGATCCTGGATCTGTGCCCAGTCATCAACCTGCTCGCCAACCTGTGCGCCCTTTCCACCGTTCTTGTCCTTGCGGAACAGTGTAAGTTTTCCATCGGACTCTTCAACGATGTAGTCGTCGTCAGATCCAAATGAGCCATCTTCATTTTTCTTCCAACCGGCAGGTGCGTCTAAGCGTGCAGCGACAAGATCATCCTTGCTTGGAACAGTTGCTCTACCGTCAAGAATAGATGAGAGCTTTCCTTTAACCTTTCCTACAGCGCTGTCAGGAAGTAACGCCTTATACGCCTGGGCGTTCTTTGACTCGATTGGATAGATTCCATCAGGGATATTTGGATCACCCTTAACCTGAACAAGTCCGCGCTTACCGTCAACGCCAATAAACTTTCCATTGATAGGAAAAATGTTTCCGCCAATGTTAATTCTAAAACCAATACCACGACCCATTTCAATCCAACGGCCCATACGGTCACGCCATTGCAGATTTGCACGTGCAGAGCGGGCAGCCGATGAGTTACCAGAACCAAAACTAAACGCAGCGGTAAGAGCTGATAGATAGATCTCACGGGGAACTGCTCCTGCAACAAGAACCTGCAGTGAAGCGATTGCGTGTGAGTACTCTACTGATTTTTTATCGTAGAAGTACGCTGCTGCAATAATCTCTCTTGCGTCATCGTCAACGCGTGGGTCTGCTGCAATCCAGCGAGAACGAGCGTGACGTAGAGCTGAGGCAGTCATTGAGCTATTGCGAGATGAAAGAGGGTGTCCTACTGGAAGTAGATCTCTGTATCCAACCTGTGAGTCAGTTGATAGCTCTCCGGTGCATGCGAGACTGATAAACGATGAAACTTCTTTGTAGGCAACAAACTGACGAGTCTTTGTCTCTAGGCCTGCTGTCTTTGCTAGTGAGCGCTCTGCAACTAGAAACACAGCCTGTTGAGAAACACGGCGCTCTGCAGGTACCTTTGCATTTTCAATCGCTGCAAGATTACGTAGCGACTGGCGAAATGATGTCTTGTTTCCACGAACACGTGCCTTAGGCACAACGTTAGCTTTTTCTCTGTGCGAGATAAGTTCGTTAATTAGCTCGTACATTTATTCTTGCTCCTTTACTGGCAAAAGATCTGCGTCCTTTGACCCATAGAGAGCAGACGCAAGAACTGCTGCTCGATCAAATGGCGACTCGTTGTCACGTATAGCACGTAGCCATGTCGCACGTAGCGCAGGCACAATTTCATATCCTTGACCAGATAACTCAGCCATCGCGAGTATGGCGTGCTCCGGAGAGTGATACTCTTCTTCATCCTGTAATTCAACGTATAGCTCTTGGCTAGCATAGAGTGATGCAATGACTGAGGCATCACCTTTACTTGAGCGCGGGTGCTTTGCTGGTAGCAGATCATTATCCTGCTTATAATTTGGATTGGCAGGCCGCCCGCTTTTTAGTAAACGTAGGAATGCATTAACTCTTGCGTAAGCCCAGCCATCTCTTGTCATACCTGCGCGGTGCGAGCTTGAGAATGCTCCTGCGCCACGACGATAGACTGCCTTAAGCATTCCGAGAGTTGCCTTACGACCTTCAGGCGCTTTCTCATTATGCTTTGCAACCTTCTCACGAAGAGTAGCTTCTGTTCTAGCGCTAAATACAATTTTCTTTCCGCCGGAGGCAGATCCTTTTTTATTTTTCTTTGAACCAGAGATTCTGTCCTTCTTAGGCGCACGAGGATTTGCAAACTCTGTTTCCGCTGCAGCAGCAGTGATGCCTGCCTCTTCTTCGTCTAAGAGAACAACCCAGTCTTGTGCCATCTTTAGAAACCGTAGTCTGATGTTTCTTCAGAGGTGAGGAATGCGTTTAGCTGCCAACGCCACTTCTGGTGCATATCAATTCGCTCAGCAAGGAAGTTAGCAACACCTTGCTCGTTGCTTTGATTTGCAATATCAAATGCCATATTAAGAGATGCTAGCATAATGTCATTTGCATCGTAAAGATCTTTGCACATTGCCATAGCATTTTGTCCAACCTGTGCATCTTGAATATCTGCTGAACGGGCAAACTCAACAAGACGATAAGGAGCAGGAGAGCCTAGCTTACGAATATCCTCTGCTGTAGGGTCAATGGAGCTATAAACATCTTCATAGATTTCTTGAAAGAAGTCATGAAACTGAGCAAAGTCGTTTCCTACAACATTCCAGTGATGTCCGTGAGCCTTAAAGTACATGACAACTTCGTTACCTAGCAGCTTCTTTAGCGCTTCAACAAGTTGTGGATTTTGTATAGCCATTTACTGTGCTCCTTCTTCCGTTGCTGGAGTCGGTGCTCCATTGCCTTGTGGGCCAGTCGGCGTCTCTGTCCCCGTTGCTTCTGCTGCAACCTGCTGCGGTCCCTTAAGAAGTCGTTCAACCTCTGGCGGAATTGGTGCAAGTGATGTTGCCTGTGATGCAAGACGAGTTGCCTTCATAACGTCAGGGGCAACAGCTCCAAGCATTGCCTCTGTGAGCTCAGGCGTAATTGCGCCCTTCTCTCTAAGCAGACGTAGCGCAACCTCTGTAGGAGTTGGGCCGTCCTGTTCTGTAAATCCGTGTGATCTGCGCCATGCATCTCCAGAGATAACTCCCCGGTCAAATCCAGCATCTGCGTCGGCGGCGCGGTCATTACGCGTAGCCACCTGTGATGGGTCATACCATACGCAGATGCGTTCTACCTGAGCTGGGTCGAACCCATTGGCAATCAGGTAAGGACGCAGATAAACAACTGTAATAGCGTCTGCAATCAGAAGCATTAACGGTTCGATATGTGCTTTGTATAGTGACTCATCAATTTGAAGAGCATTGGAATACTTAACGTTTGCAAGACCAGTAACAATATCCTTTGGAACATCAAGTCCTTGGAGGATACGCTCAAGCACGCGATCAGCGCGTTGTGCAAGTGCTGGGTCAAATGAACGCTCAAACTTAAACTGTTTAATCTTGTCGCCAAGTTCTGCTGGACCACGAATAATAAGTGGAACAACCGCGGACGCTGAATCCTCATCACGAATAGGAGTTGTCATCGCATCCATAAGTTGATCCTCAAACTCGTCAGCCGCTTCCTCAGGGGTGTAGGCTTGATTCATTGAGTCATCATCATCATATGGATAGTCAGGATCTGGTGAACCTGCAACAGAAAGTCCGTCCGGAAGATACAACGCACCAGCATTTAGACGTGAGCGCGCTGTAGCACGGAACGTTCTGTTGAGGAGAAGTAGTTCTGAGCAAAGATCTAACAAACCACGTAGGCTTGAGTCTGCTTCATCGGAGTAGCGTGGGTGTGCTCGCCAGATGCGACCGATAAATGCATTTTGTGGAAGTGTAATTTGACCAGGTTGTTTTTGTCCTGTGGCGGAGCCTGCTTCACGTCGAGGAGTAATTGAGTAGGCGCCTCTTTGGTCAATCTGAATCTCGTCAACTGAACGGACATCCCATGTCTCAGGGAGTCCTTGTCCTACGCGCTCTGGAATTTGAACAAGGTAGCACTCGCCAGCTACTGCAAGGTTGAGTGCTGCGTCACGGAGAAGACCAGCCTGTCCGCCGTATGCTGAGTCAAGGCGCGTGATTGCGCGCTCTGCTGCTGAGGCAAGACGCTCATCAAGAAGCGGGTTATTGCGAACTGGGAATGGAGGCTCTGCAGGATTATCAATTACTGCTGCAAAGATACGAATACGAGATATTACTGAGCCAACTAGGCTAAAGGCATATTTAATTTCACCGATTGCATCGTAGTATTCCCACGCCTCAGACTGCCAGGCGTTTGAACCTGAAGTGCGACGACTACGAAATTGCTCGGCCTCGCCTTTATCATTGAGACGAAGCTGCGTTGCTGCTGCAGTAAGTCCGCGAGGAGCTGAGTACGCAACGGGTGATGCAAAACCAGGAATGGTTGCTATTGAGCTGAGTGAAAGAGCAGGTGAGTTAATTGCACGACGAGTAGCTGCTGCCGACCTAGGGCGCTGTGATCTGTTGCCGCTTGAATCGCGACTAAATACTGCCACTTATTACTCCTCGTCCTTGTTAACGGAATAGCTGGGCATTACTTTTCCAGCCACGCGGTTATTACTCCTGCGGCGGCAGATAGCGCAAAAACAGCGCACACGGCAATCGTAGGTATGGGTACTATAATATAGGAAACTATAACTAGTGATGAGACCCAAAATGACACACACCAGTAACAGGTTAGTAAATATCCAATCCCTCCGTCAGCTGGCTTATACTTCTTCCAGACCTTCTTACGGAACTTCTCAAGAACTGTGTCCTCGATAATAAGACGGCTAGCACGGTAGACTGCAAGCGCGAGTATGATGAAATTGCCAAAGGCTATTTCCATTGTTATTCCTTTCATTCGGTTGGATCTTGGTCTGAGTACACGTGGCGATACGGATTCCACGAGCGTAAACGTGAACCGCAACCGCAGTTCTCGTCCTTCTTATAGGCGAGCATCTTGCCCGTCTCGGTGAGGATATAGGAATCCTCGGTTCGTACATTTGACTTGTGATGTTCGGTGTACCGTTCACGGAAGATAATCATTGGCCCTTCGTTACCGTCTACCGCAACCATTACCACCTCGTCGGTCACAACGATACGAGCCTTTGTTACCTGATAGGCACCAACGGTAATTGGCGCAGACTTAAGATCCTGCAGCGTAGGAACGAGGTCTGGCTGGGCAACTCCAACAAACGCTGGAAATACGTCTTGTAGTATTTTCATTTACCTAGCCTTCTTGCCATTGCGCGATATGTAACGCCTGCCGCCTCGGCAAGCTCGCGAACTGGAACGTTTGACTCGTAAAGACGAGTGCAAATAGCTGTAAGTTCTTCATTGGCAGTTGCCTGTGGGGAGAACCCTGTCATCTTTGAACGGTAGCGACGAGCCAGCGGAGACAACTGCTCGATACGTGTGCGTTCTGCTTCACTTATTCCTGGAGAGACTGGGCGTCGTGATACGTAACCGCGAGGTCCTGTCTTAAGCTTAGGCAGAGGGACCGGTACATCGAGAGGAGAATGCTCATGTTTACGGGCAACCCAAAACTTAACTGTAGAACGTCTACGCGGAGGATTACACGCGTTACCTATACTTTGAAGAGGCCAACCTGCCTCGAACAACTGTCCTACGCGGGTGTAGAACTCCTTGTGAAATAGAGTAGAAAGAAGCTGAACCTCAGACGCTGGTAGTTCCTGCTTACGTGCGGGACGACGCTTCTCTTCCATAACGTACACGATAACATGTTGTGTACACTAGCGAACTTTAAAAACACCGCCAGTTCTATCGCTTGGAATCTTGCGACCTGCCATAGAGCGCGCGGTGATCTTTCCACCAACAAAACCAGCAGGAGGTTTAATGAGGAGCGCGGTTAATGCGTGTACCAAAGCGTCAACGCGGTCTGGAGACTTACCTTCGCCAGGAATCCACGAGATCATCTGGCTCTCTAAGTCTGCAAGATAGTTAACGTGATGAACACGGCCTTGCTCGTATGCGAGCGTGATCGGCTCTGCACGTAAAGCCTTGCCATACTTGGAGTGAAC